AAGGCAAGTGCAAAGGTCTGGCCTTCTGCATATGCATCTGGTAGATTAGTTCAGTGCCGTAAGAAAGGTGCTGCTAATTATGGTAAGAGTAAGAGTGAAGGGTTTGAATATGAAACTTGGACAACTGATGTAATCTTAGAAAAGGTAGCAGCATGGCAGAGAAAGGAAGGTAAAAGAGAATCTGGTGGTCTAAATCAGAAGGGTGTTGACTCTTATCGTAGAGAAAATCCTGGTTCTAAATTAAAGACTGCTGTTACTACAGAACCATCTAAGTTAAAGAAAGGATCTAAGTCAGCAAATAGAAGGAAGTCATTCTGTGCTCGTATGAGTGGAATGAAAAAGAAACTTACTAGTGCTAAGACTGCTAATGATCCAGACTCAAGGATCAATAAGTCACTTAGAAAGTGGAATTGTAGTTATGAACCAGAAGGAACTCCTATTATGGAAAAGGATGCTGCACTTGATTTTGTAAGAAAACAGATTGAAAAGAAACATGGTAAAGGTGCTATCTATGATGGAAAGAGCAAGAGTAAATCTCCTTCTCCAGCAGAGAAAGCAAAGGCTTCTGCTGAACGCAAGAAAAGACAGGATGCAGACAACAAAGCATATGCATCTAGAGCAAAGAAAGCAGGATATAAGAGCACCCAAGATTACACCAATGTCGTAGCACGATATGGTAGTGAAGATAACTATAGGAAGGGTAAAGGATTAGGAACATGACCTATCCAGCACCCGAAAGAGTGCCTTATGATGAGTGGTTTGATCCCAATTACAAATACAACCCTGATGAAGACATGGATTTAACACCTAGTTCAGTAGAACCTCAAGATGAAGAAGAGCAAACTGTGCATGAAAAAATGTATAAGATTGCAACAGCAAAGTATAACCCATTTTCTTTAGGAGGCTCGGAGAGTATTCATGACTTTGAATGAAGTAGCACCACCAGGATATGGTCACACTAAAGGTGATAAGAAGAAAGGTGTAAAGAAAGGTGGCACTGCTGCTGCATTTGATCGTGCTCGTAAAGAAGGTAGGTTCAAAGGTAGTAAGTCTGATATGTTTGCTATCATGTGGTCACAAAAGAACAAAGGTGATAAACCACATTACAAACCTGGCACTAATAAGAAGTATAAGAAGTATCAAGAAGAATCAGTTCAGAATGGTAAAGTAGATTTAACTCTCAAAACAGATGTAAATAATGTTCTTAAACAGGATAATAAAGAATATGATAGAGGATTACTTGCTCAGGTGAATAAGGACGGTAGTTATGATGTAGCATATTGGTACGACAAATACAAAGCATATCCTGTAGAAGTAGAGGTTGATGGTAAATCAATTAAGAAAGATGCTAAGAATATTCATATTAAGTATCATCCTGAGTTAAAAAAGGAAAGTTTTGAGATAGACAAGTCAGCACATAAGACTGCACAAAAGAAAGCAAAGATGCGTAATCTTGCTAGAGGTAATGAGAACCCTAATGAGAAGGCTGCTGCAGAGAAGAAGGCAGGTGGACCTAAACTTATGGGTGAAGGTAAGAAATGGGACTCTTATAAGAAAGCAGTTGCTACTGTTCTAGGTAAAAAGAAAGAAAAGAAAGCTGAAAAGGCAACTGATGCAGGAGCAAGAGCTAAGAGAAAGTTACAAAGAAAGGTTCATGCTAAGTATGTGTCTGGTAGTGAAGATCTAGTTCCAGATGATATGCGAGACTGATATATAATACAGTCATAATTTAATAGCATGGCAGATTTAGGACTTGATGCCTCACAGGAGACACGTATCACTGTGATGCAAATGCAGATAGAGCGTCTTGAGGAGAAGCAAGAAGAGCTACGTGATAGGCTCAAGGTTGTAGAGAAATGGGTGATTGGAGCAGCTGCAGTATTGGCAGCTGGTACTACGGTCATAGGGTTTGCAACTAACATATCTAAGGCATATCTCTAAGATTATAGATCTATAAATATTCATTAGCACAGAAAATCTTACGGAAGAAAGAACATGGCACTTTGGGGTAATAACGACAATGTAGGGTCTGGAGGTACTGTCACATTAGACTATTCTAATAAAGTAGTTAGTGGATGGGCTGGAACTGCAACTGGTACAGGAACAACTTTTGGGCAGATTGGTGCTGCTAAAACAGGAGATATAATAAGTTTTGGTCAACATGGATCTGGTACTTATTTTGGTGAAGCAGTAATTGTAAGTATTGCAAGTAGTCTTCAATGCACAATTGCATCTACTGAAGCATTAAATGGATCAGCAATTGCAGGTGTTAACTTTACAGTTAGTGAGAAACCAATATATACTCTTGGTGATGCCACGTATAATATTAAGAGAGATGGTTCTACTTCATTAGGACCAATAGAGACTACAGGAACTGCTGATGCTGCCTCTGGTATAGGAACAAACCTTGTTTTCGTTTCTGGCACAAGTTCTTTCCTTTCAGTAGGAAATGTCTTAGTAAATGGTAGTGATAATATTCCCGTTTCTGCTATTGCTGCTACAACCATTAGTCTTGGATCAACTATTGGTACTGCAATCTCTGGTGGTGATACACTAACCTTTAAAGAATGGGAAGGTGGATATGATGCATTTGTCTATGGTGTTGCCTCTGGTGGTAACAGTGCTGCTGAAGGAACCCAGTTTGAAACTGGTGTAGGTTGGGTTGGTGTCACAACATACAACGATAATAGTGGTGCATTAAGAGTTAAGAAAGAAATTCTTGTCGCAATGTCTGGTATTTCAACTGGCAACTCTCCTGCTTACCCTGATATGAACTAACGCATAAAATGTAAATGCTTTTTGATCATTTGAACGAGGACAACTTCCTCCTGTTTGCTATTAAAAATTATGAAAATCCGCAAGCAGTAACAAAAGAAGATTTTGATAAAGATCTTAATCACTTTAAATATATAAAGAGATTACTGAAACGATATAAGAATACGGGGGTCTTGAAGACCCACCTTCTTTTAAATCATTTTATAGTTCTTTATAATATATTTGGTGAGGCCGCAACTCCTATGCTATTTTTTAAAATAGAAAAGGAATTGTGGGCTACTATGAAGTCTTTTATTATGTTCTTGGGTAAATTTCCTGAATATCCTAAAACAGATATTCATGATATCCAAGTCGATCTATATTGTTTACAACAACTATATACGATTTACGATGACGGCAAGAAAAATTCTAAATAAAATTCTTGGATATATTCGAGAAGAAATGATGACCTCTGGGAGCAATCCACAGGGGTTTAGTGGTGCTGCGAAAGCAGAAGGTCCGACTGCGGGATTTGATCCAGTGCAGGGTAAGGTGCAAAAAAGAAAGAAACCTGTTATAATATATTTGAAGGGTGCAAGAAAGAATTGGAGGAAGTAAAATGAATCCTAGTCAAGCAATGTTGGATCGACTGGAGAGAGTAATAGAAACCCTTCAAGACAATTCTGTTAAGATGGGGCAGATGCTTGCAGTTCACGATGAGAAACTAACAAAGCAGGATAGAATAGATGCAGTATTATTTGAGAAAGTGGAATCGGTTCATAGAGAGATCAACCGTTCGACTAAAGAGATTAAAGCAGGATGTGAGAGAGATATTCGGCTAGTAGATAATAGATTACGTGTGATGGAGAAGAAGATGTGGAGTATTTTTGGTGCTCTTGCTGTCATTTCTTTCGTAGTATCACCAATTGGACAAAGAGTAGTTGGATCTATATTGACATCAGCACCAGAGACAGGTATAATAACTAAAACAAGATAAATCTTGTAATGGATTTAATTGATTCTAAGTTTATCGGATTAGTTTCTTCTCGCTTAGAAAAATTTAAAAAAGTAAAACCCAATCTTTATAATATGCGATGTCCTCTTTGTGGGGATTCAAAAAAACATAGAAATAAAGCAAGAGGGTATATATATGGCATAGAAACTAATGTAAATTATAGGTGTCATAATTGTGGCGCCTCTATGTCATTTAATAATTTTCTTAAAGAGATGGATACTGTTCTTCAAAAACAGTATGCTATGGAGAAATTTAAAGATGGATTTACGGGACGAAATTTTGTTGTAGATGAACCCACTCTCACGTTTGAAAAACCTAAATTTAAAACGAAACTCAGCCTTCCTCTATGCTCTGAGGTACAACGTGGCAGAGAGTATCTCGAATCACGTAGACTCGATCCCGAAAAATTTTACTGGGCGGAAGACTTTACGGGGTTTGTCAACTCGATTAAACAAACGTTTGGATCGCATGTTCCGAAAGAGCCTAGAATTATAATCCCTTTGTTTTACAATAAAGATTTAATCGGAGTTCAGGGTAGATCCGTAAATCCTAGCCCTGTTAAATATATTACAACCATTTTTTATGATGACGCACCAAAGATCTACGGACTGGATAGCATCCGAAGAGGAGCTCCAGTCTTCGTTACAGAAGGTCCATTCGACTCAACGTTTTTACTCAATAGCATTGCTATGTGCGGTGCAGACGGTGATGTTGGGAAGTGGGGTGTTAGCGATCCTGTTTGGGTTTATGATAACGAACCAAGGTCTAAAGAAATTACGGCAAGAATCTCAAACACCATCGACAGAGGTGATAAGGTCGTCATCTGGCCAAGCAATATCCACGAAAAGGATATAAATGATATGGTATTAGCTGGTCATGATGTCCAGTCTATAGTAGAATCAAATACATATGAAGGACTTGAAGCAAACCTCAAATTTACCACTTGGAAGAGAATATGAGTAACGGAACCACTGTTAAAAAAAGAAATGGGAGAGGAACAGAACCTCTTAATTTGGAGAAAATACATGCAATGGTTGAAGAGGCAACCAAAGGCATTGCAGGGGTCTCTGCAAGTCAAGTAGAGATACAATCAGGTATTCAGTTTTATGATGGAATCACAACAGCAGAGATTCAGGAAATACTTATTAAGTCTGCTAGTGATCTCATTGATTTAGATCATCCAAATTACCAATTTGTTGCTGCAAGATTGTTACTTTTTGCTGTAAGAAAGCAAATCTATGGTAAAATAAGAGAACTTCCTCATCTTGAAACCCATATTATGAGTTGTTGTAATATGGATGTTTATGATAAAGATATTTTTACTAAGTATTCAAAGGAAGAGATTGATAAAGTTAATGGTTATATTGACCATGAACGTGACTTTTTGTTTACATATGCTGGATTACGGCAAGTTGTAGATAAATATCTGGTACAAGATAGAAGTGGTGGTGGAGTTTATGAAACACCACAGTTCATGTATATTATGATTGCATTGACGATCTTTGCAGAATACCCTAAAGAAAAGAGGCTTAATTATGTCCGACGATACTACGACGCAATCAGCAAGCACAAGCTCAACATCCCAACCCCGATCATGGCGGGAGTCAGAACCCCTATTCGTCAATTTGCATCTTGTGTTTTGGTTGATATTGATGACACCCTCGATAGTATCTTTAGCAGTGATATGGCTATTGGCAAATACGTCGCACAACGTGCTGGTATCGGTATTAACGCAGGAAGAATCAGAGGAATCAACAGCAAGATCAGAGGAGGTGAAGTCCAGCACACAGGTGTTGTCCCATTTCTCAAAAAGTTTGAGTCAACTGTCAGATGTTGCACTCAAAACGGCATCCGAGGGGGTTCAGCAACTGTCCACTTCCCTATTTGGCATCAAGAAATCCAAGACATCCTCGTCCTCAAAAACAACAAAGGAACCGAAGACAACAGAGTCAGAAAACTCGACTACAGCATCCAGTTAAGTAAATTATTCTATGAACGTTTTATCCAAAATAAGGAAATCACGTTATTTTCCCCTCATGATTGTCCTGGCTTGTATGAGAGTTTTGGGACCGATAAGTTTGATGAGTTATATTGCCGTTACGAGTCAGATGAATCAGTCCCCAAGTCAACAATTGGAGCACAAGAATTAATACTTGACCTTTTAAAAGAGAGAGCAGAGACAGGTAGAATTTATCTAATGAATTTGGATCACTGTAATAGTCATTCATCCTTTAAAGATAAGATTGAGATGAGTAACCTATGTCAAGAGATTACTTTACCTACTTATCCTATTCAGCACATTGATGATGACTTAGGAGAGATTGCTTTATGTATTTTAAGTGCTGTTAATGTAGGTAAGATTAGATCTGATGAAGAATTAGAAGATTTATGTGACCTTTCAGTGCGTGGATTAGAGGAGTTAATAGACTATCAAAGATACCCTGTAAAGGCAGCAGAAGTTGCTACAAAGGCACGTAGATCACTTGGGGTAGGATTCATTGGTCTAGCACATTATTTGGCAAAACTTGGATTTAAATACGATTCCCAAGAAGCATGGGATGCTGTTCATGGATTATCTGAATCATTCCAATATTATCTTCTAAAGACATCAAATAAAATTGCAGAAGAGAAAGGACATTGTGACAATTTTGGAAGAACTAAGTATGCAGATGGTATCCTTCCTATAGATACTTATAAGAAAGATGTAGATGAAATCTGTAAGGAGAAGTTACAACATGATTGGGAATCTCTTAGAAAGTCTATCTTGGAACACGGTCTTAGGCACTCAACACTGTCTGCACAGATGCCATCGGAGAGCAGTTCCGTTGTGTCAAATGCAACCAATGGAATTGAACCACCTAGAGACTACTTGTCCATTAAGAAATCAAAGAAAGGGCCTCTTAAACAAGTTGTTCCATCTTATGGGTCTTTAAAAAATAACTATACATTACTATGGGAAATGCCAGATAACAATGGATATATTAATATAGTAGCAGTGATGCAGAAGTTCTTTGACCAAGCAATTTCTGGCAATTGGAGTTATAATCCAGAACATTATCCTGACAATGAGGTTCCAGTGTCCGTAATGGCACAAGATCTCTTGACAACATATAAGTATGGATGGAAGACTAGTTACTATCAAAATACAAATGATATGAAGAATGATGATGTATCTGAATCAAATTTAGAAAGTTTACTTTCCGAATTGGAAAATGCAAATGAAGAGGAGTGTGAGTCCTGTGCCATCTGATGTAAATGGAATGACGGTATTTAATACCGCAGATGTTGACACCAAGAAGCAACCAATGTTTTTTGGTGCTCCTCTTGGTGTTCAACGTTATGACAACTTTAAGTATCCTCAGTTTGAAAATCTTACAAAACAACAACTAGGATATTTCTGGAGACCAGAAGAAGTATCTTTGCAAAAAGATCGTGGAGATTATCAAACGTTACGTCCAGAACAAAAGCACGTTTATACGAGCAACCTTAAGTATCAGATCATGCTTGATAGTGTGCAAGGTCGTGCTCCTGGTATGGCTTTCTTACCTTACTGTTCTTTACCTGAGTTAGAGGCATGTATGGAGGTTTGGTCTTTCATGGAGATGATCCATAGTAGATCATACACCTATGTTATTAAAAATGTTTATGCTGATCCCTCCGAAGTATTTGACACTATTATCAATGACCCTCGTATTCTAGAACGTGCAGCAAGTGTAACAGAATCTTATGATACTTTTATTAATTATGCACAGGAATATGGTCAGAGCAGTGCTTGGAAATCTGATATGAGAAATCATCCTAATTCAGAATGGACAATCAAAGATCTTAAAAAACATCTCTATAGGGCAGTAGCAAATGTCAACATTCTTGAAGGTATTAGATTTTATGTTTCTTTTGCTTGTAGTTTTGCTTTTGGTGAACTTAAGCTTATGGAAGGTTCAGCTAAAATCATATCTTTAATTGCTAGAGATGAGAACCAACACCTTGCCCTCACCCAAAATATAATAAACAATTGGAGAAAGGGTGATGATCCTGACATGGTTGACATAGTTAGGGAAGAAGAGGAGTGGACATATAGGATGTTTGATAAATGTGTTAATGAGGAAAAGAAATGGGCAGAGTATTTGTTTAAAGATGGGTCAATGATTGGATTGAATGATAAATTACTTTTCCAGTATGTTGAATGGATTGCAAATCGTAGACTTAGATCCATAGGATTAAAACCAAAGTATGATATACCTGCAAAGAACAATCCATTACCTTGGACAGAGCATTGGATAAGTTCTAAGGGTCTTCAGGTAGCACCACAAGAGACAGAAGTAGAATCATATGTTGTTGGGGGAATCAAACAAGATGTTAAAAAGGACACATTTAGTGGATTTAAATTGTAGTTTCTGATTAAATAGTGGTATGATATTTCCAAGACGATATGCAAGTTGTCCGTGGCCTGATTCGAGGTATAGAACTTACATGAACGGAAGACTTAAAAAAGTAGATATGAAATCAAGACTCCTCCATATAAAGAAGGGGATTGATGACAAGTCTTGGTATCCTAATTGGGATAGTAAAGAGAGATGGGCAGCTCAACAAGTATTAAATAACGCATTAGATATTCTTGACGAATTTGATTACTAAATAGAGAGAATATGAAAACTATGAAATGGTTGAAGTTGGAGTTTATGAAAACCCCTGGTTATATGAGGGTAAACCTTTCACTTCTGACGATATTAATGATCTCTTCGGTTTCGTCTACTGTATTACAAATAAGCAGAATGGGAGAGAATACATCGGGAGGAAATATTTCTGGAAGTTTAGAACTCCTAAAGGAAAGAAAAGAAAAGTAAAATCTGAATCTGATTGGAAAAAGTATTATGGGTCTTGTCCAGAACTTAAAGAAGAAATTCAACAAGTGGGTAGACATAACTTTAGCAGAGTTATGCTCAGCTTACATAAAACAGCTGGCAAAACAAACTATGAAGAAACAAAGCAACTCTTTGTCAACGGAGTGCTTACAGAACAACTTGACGATGGGACACCAAAGTACTACAATAGTAACATCCTCTCAAGATACTTCAGAAAAGATTATTATGGATTGGGACAAGACTGATGAAGCTGTCGTTTATGCTAGAGAATGGTCAATTGATATGATTGATTCTGATATTCCTATGGAGAATGCGAAAGCAATATATCAAGAGTTTCAAGAATGGATTGATGTTGATGAGAATGCTAAATCTTTAGAGGTGCTTGCTATAGAACCAATTGAACCGATAGATGACCAAAGTTAGTATTGTTGGTGGTGGCAATGCTGGATGTATTACTGCTTTATATCTTTCATGGTATATAAAAGATCTTGAAGTAGAGTTAATTTACAATCCAGATGTTCCTTGTGAGAGGGTTGGGCAGGCAACTGTTCTAGATCCTCCTAAACTTTTGTGGTCTTCCATTGGATTTGATTGGTATCACAATCCAATAAATGCAACATTTAAAAGTGGTATATTATATGAGGGATGGGGTAAATCAAACGATAAAATCTTTCATGGATTTCCTGCTAACAGTATGGCAATGCATTACTGTCCTTGGGAGATGCAGAATGCTGTTTTAAAATCTGGTTTATTTAAAGTTATAGAAGGTGAGGTAGATCCTAAAGATGTAGATGCAGATTATGTGTTTGATTGTAGGGGAAAACCGAACGATTATTCTGATTATGAGGAGTTAGTTAATCCAACCAATGCTTGTTTGTTGGGTAAACCGAATTGGGATACTACCAAAGCATTTTGGAGTCGTCATATTGCAACTCCTGATGGATGGACTTTTGTAATACCAACTCATTTACAATCACCATCACATGATTATTCTGTTGGGTATTGTTACAATAGTAGTATAACTCAAAAAGAAGAAGCAGAATATAATTTCTTAGAGATGTTTGATGTTGAAGTGAAGCATGAGGTTAAATTTAAAAATTATGTTGCAAAGAATCCTATTGTTGATGATAGGATATTTCTAAATGGCAATAGATTATTCTTTCTAGAACCTATGGAATCATCTTCAGTCCAAGGGTATATTGAGTGTGCTAGGTTCTTTGCTGACTATATAATTACGAAAAAATCACCAGTAAAACAAGCTGCATCTGCTGCTAGAGAATATATCAAAGAACTTCAGAATTTTGTTCTTTGGCATTATCAATTTGGATCAAAGTATGATACTCCATTTTGGGATTATGCAAAGAAAATATCCTTTAAAGATGATAAGTTTGATGCAATGTTGGATTACTGTAAAGATACTGAGAGAGTAAACCTTATACCCAAAGGTTATGGTGGATCTACAAATGACTATTCCATGTATGGTCAGTGGCCAGCTTTTTCTTTTAAAATATGGTACGATGGTATGACAAAGAGGCAAGAAAAATGATTGTAGTAAGATGTAAACAATGTAATACTGAGGTAAAGAGTGATT